ATGACGAAGAAAAAAGCACACAAACCTGGCTCAGCCACGATTGCGTTGAATAAGCGCGCCCGACACGAATACTTTATTGAAGAAGAGTTCGAAGCTGGACTCGCCCTGCAAGGTTGGGAAGTTAAATCCCTGCGCGCGGGCAAAGCGAATATTAGCGATAGCTATGTCCTTCTCAGGGATGGCGAAGCGTACCTGTTCGGCGCAAACTTTACGCCAATGGCAGTCGCCTCAACGCACGTCGTGTGCGACCCCACTCGCACCCGTAAACTGCTACTGAACCAGCGCGAACTCGACTCCCTGTACGGACGCGTCAATCGTGAAGGTTATACCGTCGTCGCGCTTTCACTGTACTGGAAGAACGCCTGGTGCAAAGTGAAAATCGGCGTCGCAAAAGGTAAGAAACAGCATGATAAACGCTCAGACCTGAAAGAGCGTGAGTGGCAACTGGATAAAGCCCGTATCATGAAGAATGCAGGCCGCTAAACGTTCCCTGATAACACCGCTTTCGTTGCTGGCTATTTAAGCAAATCGTTCCATCGCGCGAAATGAGCGGTAAATCCTTGAAGATAAGGAAAATCGGGGGCTGGTCACGCGTGTCACAACTCTGTTATACTTAACGTAACACATTGGGGCTGATTCTGGATTCGACGGGATTTGCGAAACCCAAGGTGCATGCCGAGGGGCGGTTGGCCTCGTAAAAAGCCGCAAAAAATAGTCGCAAACGACGAAAACTACGCTTTAGCAGCTTAATAACCTGCTCTGAGCCCTCTCTCCCTAGCTTCCGCTCTTAAGACGGGGATCAAAGAGAGGTCAAACCCAAAAGAGATCGCGTGGATGCCCTGCCTGGGGTTGAAGCGTTAAAACTAATCAGGCTAGTTTGGTAGTGGCGTGTCCGTCCGCAGGTGCCAGGCGAATGTAAAGACTGACTAAGCATGTAGTACCGAGGATGTAGAAATTTCGGACGCGGGTTCAACTCCCGCCAGCTCCACCAAATAAAACAAGGGGTTACGTGAAAACGTAGCCCTTTTTTTTTGTCCATGTCCACTTTGCGTCCACCCAGTAAAACTTTCTCTATCAATAGCCACATCTTTTAGCCCTCTCCATCCAGTGCCCGTATGCTGCCTGCCATGCCTCAGATTCTGAGCTAAAAATATTCTCCGCTATGGGCAACCAATCTATCCCTTTCGTAACAAATTCGAGATAACGCACATCCCACCCTTCACCGCGTGGCCATAAAACATATTTGCTGTCTGGAAGTCCGTTGGAGGGTAGCCAGTCAGAATCCTTAAGCTTTTCACCTCTGGCCATGAAGATAAAAACCGCGCCGTTGATTGAAACTTTCCGCATTGACTTAACCTCTCCTAAAACAAACACTGTATTTATAACCAGTATTATAGTGCGTAACTTTTTCAGTTTGCCAGCGCCTTTGTGTTTGCTTGTGTGCCGCGCCAGCTCTGGTGTCAGCTTTGCCACGCCGGGATTGGCCAGGAAAGCGAAACGATCCTGCCCTATCACATAAAACTAAAATTACCCTTATTTATCTGATATTTATGATTTTCATTCGATCCTCCGCAGATCCATAAAAATGAAAAATACTGAAATTCTTTTCAAACTTTTCAGTTTCGGTTTTCCGCAAAGCCGCCAGCACTGGCGCGGTCTGGCGGTCAGGTTTGAAGAAAAATAAAACTGAAAAATTTTTATGATCCAAAAACCGCAGGCGGGTGCGGTGTAGTGCGATTTTTGTCTGCGAGAGATTTTTTTTGCCCTGCTGTGACGCGCCAGCGCCCTGCCCTGCGCACGATCTGTTTTGAGGGTGGCGCTCACTACCTGAAATGGTTGAACGCACCAGAGCGCCGCTGACAGCGCGTAGCGATAGCCGCTTAAGAGGTAAGAAAAAAGATATCCCCGCCAGGGGATGAAGGGCATAAAAAAACCCGCTTTCGCGGGTTATGTTCTGGAGTGGTTTACTTACCAATTACCGGGGAGTATTTCCCGTTCAGGGTGTCCGCTTTCGCCCCGGTGCTCCGGATGGCTCCCGCGTTGGTCGGTGCTCCCGTATTGCTGTGCGTGTGGCTGGCCGTTTGCTCTGCAAGCTCTTTCACCACATCAAGGGTATCGAGCATCAGCTGCGCCACGTTGATTGTGCCAGAGCCAATCCATACCACAGGCGCAATAATCTGCTGTTTAACTGCCGCCACGCTTTTGCGTATCTGGCCAATTTTTTCGATCAAGTCTTTACCCGTTGTGACCGACTGGCTCCCGGCTATGTCCGTTTCATCATTGCCGCCGACACTCGCCACGCGGTTATTTACTGCCTGGCTGTAATCGCCCGTACAGACCTGCTGAATGGCTCCGGCCATCAGCGTGGACGTGCCCAGCACGGTGAGTTTATCCGTAGCTTTTACCGTAGTTTCCCGGCTGACCAGTTCTCTCTGTTCCGTATCGGCCTTAACAACCCGCGCCATTGAGGTTTCACTGATCGTCTGGTCTGTCTGCCTCACCCAGTCACCCGCCTGGGTGACGCGCTGAGACACTTCCGCACGCTGCTGTTGCAGTTGTTCGCCAGGCTGGATATCCGGGAGGCTGGTTCCGTCCGGCACGGTCTGACGCACAAAGGGCTTATCCGGCCTTCCGCCAGTAAAGGCAATTTCAACCAGTGTCCCTTCAGGTGGAAACTGGAACATCCCGGAATCATTACCCGCCATAGGAACCGGCAGCGGCACAGCAGAGTATACAGGCGTGTTTTTATCCGGGTTTCCGTCCGCGTCTAACAGCTGCACGTCAACCGCATAGCGAGGACGGAACGGATCGGAGAAATTGCCGCTTTTCACCGCCTCAACGGGATTCATGACGCGGGCAAATTTTGGCAAATGCATCCCGGATGCCAGCTCCGGATAATGGCTTTCAATCTGGCGCTGCACGGGTGTTTTCTGTAGTGCCTGACCCGTGGCGCGGTTGCGCGGCGTCCAGGTCACGGCCATCACGTCATTTTGCAGGTGGACTTTTGTCACCCTCTCCCCGTTCAGCTCCACGCCCGGGCGCAGACTCTGCACCAGAGGAATCGTCATGGAATTACCCCCGGCCGCCCCCTGGTTAAACTCATGGGGGATCTCAACCGGACGATCTGCAAAGAGGGCTTTTTCTGCGCCTCCAACATATACCCCGCCGTCCGGCAACTGGTACCAGACGTAATCCGTAATGCCAAAGGCCTTTCCCAGATTATCCAGCAACTGATAACCCGTACCGCTGTGCGTGAAGTGCGGGATTGGACGGTCTGAATAATCAGCATCCGGCACGCTGAAAATCAGTCCGCTGTGTTCAGTCAGCCAGCTGGCCACATCGCGCAAAGTCGGGTGCTGGAATGAGCATGGCCACAGCCGTTCAAACACGCCGACCAGCTCACGCACAAACAGGCGCTGGAAACCATTTTCAGCAGGTTGCGAGCGCTCCACGTACCCGGTGAACCAGCGCAAAACCAGATCGGTGTAACCCACATCGAGACGCACCAGTTTCCCCGTATAATCCTGCGTTGTCCCGGCCGTAATAAACCCCCGGCCGCAGCTGTTAAGCTCCAGCACCAGGCTGGCATCAGCCAGGTGGATTTCATCCGTTGAAAGGTACAGGCGTTTTATCGGCTTCATTTTTATCCCAGTGCATCATTTACGGGCTTGAGCACCTTACGTTCAAACCACGTCAGTTTTTCTTCATCCTCGCCAGCTGCCTGGCTCACGTTCTGGCCGTCGCCGCCTCCGGCCGTTTGCTTCACAGCCTTTGTTTTGCCGCTTGCCCTGGCCTCACGTTTTTCCTGCACGCTGATATGTTCGGTCAGCGTGAACGTAACCAGCCAGGACATGCGCCCATCCTGCGGCGGCGCGTCCAGGGTTCCGGTGAATGTCGCCTCCCTAAAATTCACCGCCCGCGCCGCCTCATGCGCAACGCGGTATTTCTGGCGCTGGCCGCTGGCATCTGTAGCACTGCCCAGTTCAAAAATACGCCGCAGGATCTCCGGGTTTTTATAGGGAATTTCGCCGGATACGCGCAGCTCTTTGCCTTTGATGCCCTGCTCAGATTTTGTGGTGGCACTCGTCTGGCCGGACTGGTCTTTGTCCTGAAATTGCTGAGAAACGGTAACGCGCATGTTTTTCAGCAGAATGGCTTCGCCGTTAAGCGCCAGTGTCGGGTTCGAGGTCATGTATCATTCCTTTTATGCCGTCGAGATTATCGCCAACCAGCATCATGGCGGCGGTATATACAGAGGACTGAAGCGGAATCCCCTTAACCAGCTCCAGAAGCGTTGACGGCAGATCCCCGCTGGCAGTAAATACCCATGCTCTGGCGCTTTTCCCCTGTAATTCCGTTAGTCCGCTGGCAATGTCAGCAATAAGGCTTTCACGCCGCTGTTTAAAATCTCCCATTAGCTTCTTTACGCCCGTTAAATCCGCGACGGTTGCGGCTTCCTGCTGGGCTTTCTTCACCGCAGCAGCAGCCAGGGCTGTGCGGCTTGTAGGCACGGAAAGCGGGATCGCTGCGGGCAAACCCTGAGTGTATTTTGCCGGAATTTGCATCTTTTCCGTTGCCAGCTGCGCGGCGGACTGCGCCAGCCTCCGCACCTGGGTGAATGCCGGGCTGGGGAATACATCAACAAGCTTATCCAGGCTGGCCATAAAGCTGTCATGCGTCTGGCCTGAGACCATCATGATCACGATATCAGCTGCCCCGCCCGTTCCGGCCAGTTTCTCAGCCAGGTAATTAATCGCATTTACCGGGCTGAGGTAGGCACCGTTTTCTGTCTGTTGCCCTACCCCGTACAGCCAGGGATGCACCGGGATAACGGAACAATTCAGCGCTCCCACTGCATCACTGAAAGCAATTCGCGCCTCACGCCACATCTTCTGGCATCTCCGGCCAGTCTGGTTCTGTCCCCAGATTTGTATCAACACGGCTTAGCAATACACGGTATTTTTTCCATGCAATTAACTGCGCCGCTTCGGCTTCTGTCGCCTCCCCTAATTCAACGGCATCCTGTAATGGCTGAATTCGTGAACTTGCTACGCCCATCAGCTCTATTTTCTTATTTTCAGCAAACGTCGCCATTTGTTCAGCTGTGAATGGTGCAGGTTCGGACAAAACAGGCTGGCCATATTCATCCGCGACAATCACTTTCCCCTTAGACTGCCCATCGTTCAGATACAAATACCATTTGTCTGATATAGGCTGAGCATCTTCTGGCCACGATCCCGCAGCTTCATATTCCCCGCGTAAATTTGACGGATAAAAGCCGCCTGTGCTGGCACTAAAAAAATAATTAACTTCAAGGTTATCTAAATTATCCATGCAATTTCCCTTAATAACCGACTGCAAAATAGCCCACGGTCACCAGCCCACTTTGGTTACTGGTAAAAGGTGCGTAGGTAGTGGTTGCGCCCAACACACCACAATCTTTATATCCGTCGTTATCCGTCAGGATCACGGCACAGCATTTATTCGGAAATGCAGCTGGAAATGTGATCCGCCCACCGGCCTGAATTACCACTTTCCCGTGCTGAAAAATGCGCCCCGTATCTGCGCACTTCCACCACCCGGAATCGGCGTTCAGGGCAGTAGGAATCCCCCCGGCATAAAGGTTTGCCCTTGCACCTGCTGCCGTTTTGGCTCCGGTTCCGCCCTGCGAAACAGAAAGGGCAGTTGTCAGACCAGACAAAGAGGTAATATCTGAATTACCACCGCGCTCAGCGGCGAACAGCTTTTCACGCGCTTCTTTTGCAGAGGTTGCCCCCGTACCGCCTTGCGACACTGAAAGTGCCGTTGTTAGGCCAGAAATAGACGTAATATCTGTATTAGCCCCCGATTGTGCTGCCTGAAGATTTTTTCTCGCAGCAGATGCAGTGACTGCACCCGTGCCGCCTTTTTCAACTGGTAGCGGCGTCCATTCCTGGGCGGCGACATCAAATACCCCCCAAACCCCATTATCCCAGAGCCGTAAAACGTGCCCGCCACTGGGAGACAACATCTGGGTTTCAACGTCTACCTGGGTAAACCTGTTCAGCTCCAGATTCTTTCGTGCATCTCGCGCTGTTTTTGCACCAGTTCCGCCCTGCGTTAAAGAAAGTGCAGTTGTCAGACCAGACAAAGAGGTAATATCTGAATTACCACCGCGCTCAGCGGCGAACAGCTTTTCACGCGCTTCTTTTGCAGAGGTTGCCCCCGTACCGCCTTGCGACACTGAAAGTGCCGTTGTTAGGCCAGAAATAGACGTAATATCTGTATTAGCCCCCGATTGTGCTGCCTGAAGATTTTTTCTCGCAGCAGATGCAGTGACTGCACCCGTGCCGCCTTTTTCAACTGGTAGCGGCGTCCATTCCTGGGCGGCGACATCAAATACCCCCCAAACCCCATTATCCCAGAGCCGTAAAACGTGCCCGCCACTGGGAGACAACATCTGGGTTTCAACGTCTGCCTGGGTAAACCTGTTCAGCTCCAGATTCTTTCGTGCATCTCGCGCTGTTTTTGCACCAGTTCCGCCCTGCGTTAAAGAAAGTGCAGTTGTCAGACCGGAAAGAGAGGTAATGTCCGAGTTATCCCCTTTTTTAGCTGCTGAAAGGGTTTTCCTTGCTTCTTCCTTATCGTCGACATCAGTAAGGTTTTTATTTTTTCTCAGGAAATCTGCATTAACATCCTGTAAATCGAGACTGCCCTTAGGCCGCAAATCAGAAATGTTTCCATTTGCATCGATACTGGCCACTGCAAACACATAGTGCTGCACGCCGTTTTGAACGTAATCGGCAAGGTTAGCCGCCACCGTAATTTTGCTAACCACACCCCAGGCACTTGTCAGCGTTCCTGTCCATGACACATCCAGCCAGACCTTTACGGGCTTGGTAGTTACCGTAATGTTCTGGTTCTCGGCCAGCTGCGCGCGCAAGCCGCGAACATAACCCGCCCCGGCCGTCACAAAATATTGCGAGCCACTTTTTGCAACAAGGTAGCCATTCCCCAGGAAAGCCGCAGCACCGTAGAGGTCAATATTCTCCAGGCGCTGACGTTCATCCATCGCGGCCATACGGGCAGTGAAGTCAATCTGCCAGGTTTCCGCTGGCGTGTTGATCCCGGTTTCTGCCTGTGCCCCGTTGTACTCCATTAAAAACGAACGGGTGAGCACATTGCCCTGCTGGCCATCTTTCGTTTTCAGTTTCTGCTGTAACGGGGCATGAACAATCATGGCCAGCGTATTGCTTGCCTTGTTGATCAGTCCAATCCAGTTAAACGAGAAATCACCCACGTCCGCGCCCAGTACAACGGAGTGAACCACGGCGTTTTCATTCATCACGCCTTTGCGGCTGACGGCCTGACGGTGAACGATTTGCGCGGCAGGTGGCAGCGTTTCTTTGCGATCAATCGGCTTACTGACATCCAGCCCCGGCACGTTAGCAAAAACAAATTCATCCAGCAGAACAGGTTCGCCTGTTACCGCCTGGCTGGCTTTCCACTGTTCAAAGGCCAGTGTAATAGCTGTCTGTGACATATAACCTCCCTATAAACTCGCGCTAAACGTTGCGCTGCTGGCTTCCGTACCGCTCAGGCGTGCCGGATAAACCACATATTCCCCCTGATCCCACCCAGCCCGGATAACCAGACTTTCAGACGTGATCACTTCAAACTGATAGCGGCGGCAGGTTCTGCCGTATTGCTGAATGATTTGAATCATCAGCTGCGTGTTGCTGGCTATCTGGCTATCAGTCACGCGAACCAGAATCACGTCCCAGTCAATGCCCGGCTGGCGTTCTACCAGCTCCACATAACCAATTCCCAGGCGTGAAAAAATGTTAATAAAACCGTCTACCGAACCCGCATCACGCGCATTCACAAAGGCGTATGCAACTCGCTTGCGGTACAGCGTTAAAGGTTCACCACTAAAACGGGTAATGTCCCTGTCATAAGCGATCAGATTGAGTACCGGTTCGATGCAGGTCAGCGGATCAAACTGCCGCAGCGGCCAAGTTATCCAGCTGTATACTTCCGCCCAAAACGTCCGCGCCGTGCGCAATAACGCCAGCGGCTCACCTTTATTCATCCAGGACGGCAGCGCCATGCTGGCCAGCTTTTTGAGAAAATCAGTCATTCATCAGGCTCACGGTTAAGGTTTTAAGACGTGGCACGCTCAGATCACTGGTTATGTCCTTCAGCGAAAACTCAACCGAATCGGCATCCGGGAAAGCTTTGTGTATTTCGCGTCCCAGCTGAGAAAACGAAAAACGGGAATATGGCCACGTCTTTTTCACGTCATAGTCCGTGTTTTCCCTGAAGGCACAGCGGATCAGGTTGCCTACCCCTTTCTTCAGCGCGTCCTGCTTTTCCTGGTCTATGTTGCTCAGATTTCGGACATAAACCGTAACGCTCAAATCGTGTCGGGTTTCCGGCATCGCAAAACACTGCATATCATCACCGTGACCGTGATGGCCTTGCGTGTTGATGTAGTCATTAACCGCTTCAATAAAGGGTTCAGACGTGACCCCGCTATCCAGCAATAAATATGCGTTCGCGGTACCAGGCCCACGGGGCGCATCGTGAAGAAAGAAAATCCTGTCAATGCTGAGCCCGGCCACACTGGCAATCATCGAACGATAAACCGCATCGGTATGGTAATTACCCACAAGGTTGAACTGGTTCCGGCAGCGCTCGCGCAGCTCATCATCACTTTCTTCATCCGCCCCCGGAACGGTCAGCCAGTCCTCTTCACTTGCCACATGACTGATCCCGTCCACGGCCACGGGCAGAATGCGGTAATAACCCGGCGCAAGGTTGTACGCCCCACCTGTCCCGGTTGCTTTGACGGCCAGTAAAGCGCTGGCTGTACCGGACGGGATCACCACATCGGCCACCGTGGCCACGGCGTAAATTTTCCCGTTAATCCTTTCGGTCTGAATAACCGTCCCGGCCGTCACTGTCACAGCCTGTTTCGCATCTTCCTTGTAGAAGCGGATCACGCCTTCGGCAGCACTGGCTGGTTTGGCCGTGACGTTCACCGCCCAGGCCAGAAGGCGCAGCATCTGCCCGCCTGCCGTGGCCACAAACATGTTTGTCAGTACCACAGAGACCAGCGCATCTTTCAGCCACATCACTGGCGCGGTCACAATCGCGGTAATGAGCCGCCAGAACGGAGACATGCGCGACGTGTTAGTAATGAGCCCTTCCTGGGCGGCGATGGCATTGAAACGGGCGCGAACCTCCTCTTCCGTAACGGGCATCCCGCTGGACTTCACCACCTCTTCAAAATCTACCTGCGGCTTTTCTGTCATAAATCCACCTGCGCCGATATTCCGCCAAAGTCATACGTGCTCGCCGTCACCCATAAACGTTTCTGGCTTTCCTCACTCACTTCCACCGTGCCAGGCACAATACGTTCATCCTCTTCAATAAGCAGTTCCAGCTGCGTGAAGATATCAGCGCGTAAAGTCGGGCTACGCTCGCCAACCAGCTGCGTGGCAAGACCGCTTTCCAGAATGCTGTGAATAATGTCCTGCCCGATACTTTTTCGGTTATTACACAGCTCAGGCTCTTTCCCGGTATTCAGCACAAAATTACCGTTTTCAATCAGCAGATCGATATAAAGCAAATCACTCATGGGTTTAGCTCCTGCCACTCCTGCAATTGTCCCGGCGAAAGTGTTTCTTTCGGATAAATATTCACCGTGTCAATTCTGCGGCTGTTGTCCGTAACAGATTTAGAACTGCTGTTTATGGTTTTACTGATTCCGCCGCGCTCTACGCCTTTCAGTTCTCCGCCAGTTAAAAGCACATCTGGGGCGATCGCTGGAGGAGGCTCTGGTAATAACGTGTTTTGCGTTAACTGCTGCGTAATATTCCCGCCATATTCAAGCTGTTTAGGATTAAAGGGTATTCCCTTATTTGATCCCGAACCTGAATCAGCAGCCAGGGCAATATCCACTCCCGGAATTTTATTCAGCTTTTCAATAATCCAGTTATACGTTCCGGTAAATGAACCTTTCAGGGTGTCCCACAGTTTCCCGAACACATCACCGATCACGCTGGCCATTTTTTCAAAGGAGGCGACAGGGGAATTAATATCAAAGGCGTTAACCACATCACCCCAGCCCTCAATCACAATCCCGAACATCTCAATGACCATCTGAATGGAACGATAAAGCAGCTCAAACGGAGTCAGAACCAGGCCAACCGCCCCCGCCACGACGCGACCAAAGATTTCCCCAGCGCTGGTCACGCCAGCCAGTTTTTCCCCGGTCATTTGTACCGGGGACAGAAGGTTTCCAAACCAGCCAAACAGCGTTTTCACGCCGCTCCAGACCCAGCCCACAGCCGTGGCGATGCCGCTAAATAGCCCTTTAAACGGAATCAGTGCACCACTTGCCTGGCTGAAACCACTGATAAAACCGCTAATAAACGCCTTGATAGGTTGCCAGAACTTAATGACCGCCAGCACCACGCCAGCAATGGCCAGCGCCACGGCCGCAATCGGGGCAATCATCAGTAAAAACGAGGCAGACCCCACGCGCGCAGCAATACTTGCGGCCAGGAGTGCGGCACGTAACCCCCTCAATCCGGCAGTAAACAGCTGCGTCACGGCATTACTGGCGAGCATTGCCAGGCGATTGAGTCCCAGCAGTCTGGCCACTGGCGCCAGCACTTTCGTTACCCCCATCAGTACAAAGGTGCTGACACCCATCACGATATTGGCGACGGCTCCCACGGCGGCAAAGCTCAGCAGCGCCAGGGTGGCATAACCCACCACCCGCGCAATGTTGGGAAATAGCTGCATCCACCGGGCAAAGGTCTGCCCCATATCCGCCAGGCGATTTAGTAGCGGGTAAAGCACCGGGATCAGCGTCAGTCCAATGACTGTCTTAATGGCCGTCAGGATGGCAATGAAGCGATCCCACGGCTTAACCATTTTGGCCGCCATTTCCTGGGTACGCTTCAGCCCGTCCGCCCCGCCCAGCTCGGTAATATTCCGCTGAAGCAAAGCCACATTTCCGTAAAGCTGTTTGACCACCGCCGAACTGTCCCCAAAGGCTTCATCCAGCTCAGCCTGTGCTTTCAGGTTCCCTTCCAGGCTCTTGCCATATTTGCCCTGAAGCTTCGCCAGCATTTCGGGCATGGACAACATTTTTCCGGTAGCGTCAGTAAATGACAGACCCAGCTTTTTAGCGCCTTCAATTGCGCCCGTCATAAATCCTTCGTAAGCGCTGCTCGCTTCTGTTCCCAGCGTGCGGCTCAACTGTCCCAGCACGGCCAGCTGCTCATCCAGTCCGACACCGTAGTTTGTCCCCACCCCGCGCGCGCCTTCCATCAGGTCTTTGATAGTGGCCATTTCCGCGCCGAATGTCTTGCGCATGTAAACCATTTTTCCGGCCAGCTGTTCAGCGAACTGCACTTTGCCCAGGCGTGCGGCTTCAGAGGAAAAGTTACCGAACATCTGCCCCATAAATTCCGACGTTTCCGCCGCGGTTGATTTCATGGCAAACGCCAGGACGTTGGCGACTTTTGTCACTTTCGGCAGCTCATTTCCGGTCAGCCCGGCGATGGCCGCATTGATTGATTCAGTGGACTGGACAAATTCCACCGCGCTGGCGCCGTATGTGGCGCTGAACGTCAGCGCATCCCGCTGAACGGTTTTCAGCGTCGAATCGTCGATACCTTTCGCGGCCGCCTCATTCAGCGCGTCATACATTTCTATGGCCGGAGACAACGCGCCTTTGATGGCCATTCCCGTTCCGGCCAGCGCCAGCACGCCGCCGCCAATCTTCGTAAACGCTGCCGTCGATTTTTCCGCAAAGCCGGTCACATTGTTCTGCACCTGTTTTAAGGGGCGGGACAATTTATCAATCAGGCTTAATGTAAAATCTAACTGTTTCATTCATCGCCTTTAAAAGCAGTGCTTATTCCGTTTGCCGTGGCAATACGCATATTTTCCCAGAAACGATTATCCAGCCAGACAGCGGCGGCGATATCATCAATGGAATCTTCCCCGTGGGGTAAATAGTGGCGGCGTAAAATTAAATACTGGTCGAGTCCGTTTCTTTCAATCGCCCGGACTCGCTTTGTCAGTTTTTTACTTCAATTTCCAGCTCTGGCGCGTAAATCTCATTAACCTTTCCAGCCAGCTGCAACGCAGCACCCGGACGTTTTAAAAGCTCAACCAGCGCGTCTTTACTTTCCGGCTCAACAATACGGGTCAGGTAGTTATGCGCCGGGGCAACTTTGTTATCCATTGCCATTTCATTGATGAATTTGTTATAGGCGGTCTGGTTCGGTGCGAAAACAATTTCTTTACCAGTTACTACCAGAGTAATTTTCTGTTCCATTTAATAAGCTCTCTCTTTTATCTATTTCATCAATCAGCGCGTTATGACGCGCTGCACACACAGAATATAAATCCTGATATTCGATAGCAGGGGCAGCGATATCCGCCCCGGTATTACCTTTAATGCGCGGAAGATTTTCCGTTGGGCATTTTCGCTTCAGGTTTTCCTGAAAGGGTACGTTCGGTGTTTTCGACGGTTGCGTTATACATCCGGATAAACTCATCAGACACGCAAACGTTAGTGAATACCGGCTTAAGTATTTCCGTCCTGATTTCCTTCGGTCTGCCACTTTCCAGCGCCTCCAGTTTATCTTCCAGCCCCCTGGCGGATTCGCTGGCAATCTCCAGCATCGCTTTTTGGGACTTGTTACCCGCAACCTGCGCGGCGGAGTTGATCGCCAGCTCCAGACTGTCACGCCGCCAGTCAGCGGTCAGCCAGCCCCAGACAAACGCCAGCGCAACCACTACCAGCCACTGGCCGTTTGTCATCACCGCACCCCGTTATGTTCCAGGCTGAAGTGATTGCCGTCCGGACGGGATTTGAAGCGGCCGCCCCACGTACCACCCAGCGATTCCCAGTATTCACCCAGTGGGAGATAATCGGCGGTGTCTGTTTTGTACTGGCCATTCACGAACAGATTAAAGTCCACGGCCAGGCGCTGGGTATGCAAACTGTTTGTGATACCGCTGCCTTTTTTAGCATTCAGCGCGGCCTGTTCCGGCGTGCGGTACGCCTCGCCAAACGTCAGACGATAGCCGTGCTCTTCCGCCCAGTGGATCAGATTGGCCACCATCACGGTAAACAGCTGCTGTTTCTCGCTTAACGTCATTTCCCCACTCCTTTACCCAGAAAGTTAATCCCCTTTTTACGCAGCCAGGCTTCAACACCGTTAAGCCCCAGAATACCCAGCGCAGAACCAATCCCGGCGAGCGCCAGAGGGTGAATGTCCGGCACAAAGTACAGGGCAACCCCTGCGGCCAGCGATAAGGCGCTACCGACAATGACGCGCCCCAGAACCAGGCGTAACGTGATCGGCTCGTCACTGTTAAGCATTTTGCCCAGAGCAATCAGCGCCCCCATCAGAGCCAGCGCGATAAACCCTTTTTCATACTCCTGCATCCCTGCCCCTTAACCGATCAGGTTTTCCGTGGCTTCCGCTTCCAGATACGGAACGCCGTTGATGTTTACGAACTTCGGACTGGTCACAAAATATTTGATTTTGTGCGTGGCCACGCTGCCACCCTTCGGATCGATATCCAGCAGGTTACTCAGCTGAAGTTTGCAGCCGAACGTCTCCACCTTGACTTCCTCGCTGCCCGCTTTGGCATAGAAAAGGAAATCCACTGGCTCAATACCGCGCCATGAACCCGCCGAACGTGCCTTCGCCGTCAGCACACTCAGCACTTTGGAACTGACTTCAATTTCGCCCTCTGCGGACACGTCACCATCAACATGGCCATCCGGCACGCCACGGGTCTGCGCGGCGGCGCTGTTGTCCGTGATATCGAGAGAAATTTTTTCGATATGGATCAGATCGCCGTCAACGTAAGAATCAAACGACATTCCCGAAATACGCTTACTCATGCGGCGGCCTCCAGGCTGGCATCCAGTAACAGACTAATGGTGATTTGCAGCGGCACTTCCCAGGTGCGCACCACAATGTAAATCTCCACCGCCTTTTTGTTTTTCCAGACAATGGTCACATCACCATCTTGTGGCGGCTTCACTTCGCCAGGGAATGAAACCCCGTTGATGTTTGCTGCCGTGGACATTTCACGCAGTGGCTTCGCAAACAGCGTCTGGTGTGCGGCAATGCTACCCGGCGTGCTGTTAAGCGAACGGTCTGCAATTTTGCCGATAGCCAGCAAACGCACCCGGCGTGCGGCTTTATCGGCCACGCGCAGCGTTTCGATGGACTGATAATCACCGCCTTCAACATCCAGCGTGCGGCCGTCTGACCAGTAGAACCCGTCAAAATCCGGGTACCACATCGGTACGCTGAAACGCTGTGCCTCCAGTGCCTGAAGCGTGGCCAGCTCCAGTACCGCACCTGTGCCATCCAGTGGCAATTCATCGCTGCCCAGGCTCACCAGAGCCCCCGTTTTGACACGCGCCGGGCTGTCCGCTACGGTGACGGCACGGCTGCACAGGCGGCCAGCCAGCACGCCCGGCTCATTGCCCCAGAGACGGGGAACCAGCTGAACCGCTTTTTCCGCAATGCCATCCTGAAGGATGGACATACGTGCCAGATATTCCGCCTGCCCCTCTTCCTCCTGCATTCCCTGCGTGGCCAGAATGAACCACACCCAGCGGCCGTACTTCGCAATCAGATCCGCACGCAGCGTAATAGCCTGATTAATTTCCGCCTTTGTGGAAATGTCATTGCTCAGCACCACGCCTTCAACCGAGCACGACACCTGCGCGGCCAGCACAGCCTTAACCCACGCTTCCGGCTCACTGTCAACCGCCAGCACATGGACGAACCCCCACCAGTTCTGGCCAGCGTTCGCCACTGCCGCCAGCACATCCCTTTTTAACTGGCTGTCATCCTCGCCCAGAAGCACATCAAAATCGCTCTGGGTGTTTACAGCCAGGGTCTTGCCTGTATTTTTGGTTCCCGTACCGATAAACAGCACCGCGCGTTCCACCTCATTGGTTTCGCCCAGTAACTGGTTTACCTGGTTAACGGTCACATTTGGCCAGGTCATGTTCTCCCCCTGATATCCTGCGCATTTACATCCCAGCCAAAGCCAATGGCCTGTAGCTGGCGTGCCAGCGCCTTGTTAAAGTCCTCATCACCCATTCCCAGAAAGACGCGGGAAGGGAGATCGATAGTCCAGCTCGTTTTTACGGCCTTACCGCTTAATTTCCTGATAAGCAACCCGGCCTGTGCGTATGGCATTTCGCTGGTTATTTCCCGAATAGTGGGCTTTTTCCAGCGCTTCCCCCGGCGCACCCGGTAGCCCAGCGCACGCAGCTTTTTTCCCTGCGCAGCGGTGGCCATCTTGCCCGGCTGTGCCTTCCCTGGCTGGCTTGCACGACTCACCCGGACACGCATGCCGTTTTGCTGCGAATACCCCACCGTGCCAGCGGGTACAGGCGTTTCCCCGTTCCGGTAGCCGCCGCCCTGCAGGTATATCCGCACAGCCTGAATTTCAGGCATTTCCCGGATATGCAGCAGTTTCGGCATGTTGCGCAGCATCTTCCCTTTGCGCTTTGTTTTGCGACCTGCCCAGGCTCCCCCGTCCGGTGTTTCCTGGTTCCGCACGTTGCGCTTAGCTGCGGCAATCACGCCGTATTTCGCCATTCGCCACAGCAGCCGCTGCCGTTTTTTGGGCGGCAGCTCCATGCTGGCCAACGCCTTTTTCAGCTCCGCCAGCTGGCGCTTGTTAAGTTCCCCTCCGGCAATCACGGCACATCGCCCACAGGCGCACCGGATTCATCCACGCCGTAAATCGTTGCTGTCAGCGCCGTCCAGATTTCCGGCTCAACCAGCGACCAGCGTTTACCCTGCCAGGGGATTCGCCCCTTTTCGTCCTCACGGATCACCAGTTCTTCCGCCATCGGAACCGTCAGAACGATATCGGCGGTTTCTTCATCGGCCACTGACACATCCCACTGCGGATCGGCCTCAGTTACCCCGATTTCGTCAAGTAACTCCCGGTCTGCCTCATCGAGCCAGGCAGCCATCAGCGACATAAGCAGCTGCGGCGGACACAGGCGATACGGGAAACGCTCCCAGCTCAGTACTGCGTCATAGCGGATCACCGCCTGGCGGTACTGCCCCAGCCCCATATCCTTAGCAGCCGGTACGAACTCCATTTCATCCACTACGCTGTTAAACGACTGCATCGCACGGGCAGGCACGTTGCTGGTAAAGAACGCCGTCAGGTTTTCAAGCTGTGTCTGGCTCATACTTTTTTCACCGTTGCCCGTTTCAGTCCCTTTATGCGTCGGATCACCACAGAGGCTTCAGTAAGCAACCCGGCGCGGGTTTCCGTGCTTTCCTGGCCAGGGTGAGAATCACGCCGCCCAACGGTGGCAAATTCTCCCAACAGGTCCGCTTTTGCCCTGGCAAATACCGCCTTCATGTACTGCGCACAGAGGGCGTTTAATTCCCCCATCCGTGCCCCCGGCGCGTCCCCTGCGCTCAGAACCCCCTTTGCCTTCCAGCTGGCTTCCACTTTTTCCAGCTCCGCATTCACCTCCGCCACGGCCGCCAGCAGCGCCTGGGCAGCGGTGTCCGCGTCAACATCAGCCGGGATCGCTCGCTGTGCCTGAAAGTCTTTCAGGTTCAGGTCTGGCCAGAATCCTTCGTTTTTTAGCGGCTCATCCTGATAAACAAGCGGCTTTCCACTAAACATGGCTCCCCCGAAAAATAGGCGGGCTGTCCGGTTTCCACGGCGCAGCTTCACATCGTGTTTCTGCCCTCCACCGCGCCCGCCTGGCTTGCGGTAGTCTTTAACCCTGCGTCAGTTTTCGGATACGTGCGGCGATGGTCTGCCGCTGCGTTCTGACGCCGATTTTCAGGTAATACTGTTCTGCGGTGGCCAGCAGCTGATCGGCTTTCTGGAGTGTCTCGACATCATCCACACCCGCCGCTGTTTTCTTGCCATCCTCACCGCGCAGCAGCTGCAACCCGGCGAACTTGTACCATTTCGCCGTAACCTGTTCATGCAACCGCCACCTGGTGGCCACATTCTCAAACGTGCGTGAAAAATAAGGCTCAATGCTTTCCCCGCGCCCCGCAGATTCCTCCGCCCAGGCCAGCATCGTATCGGCCACAAACGTGGGAAAATTGCTGCGCAGCCGTTCCGGCGTGGCCTGTTGCTGGGCAATAGCGATATCTGCCCATTCCAGCGCTTTATCCAGATCGCCCACGTCAAACAGCCAGATCACGCACCACGCCAGAACCGGATTGGCATACACCTGGCCGCTGGCCAGATACGCTTCCACAGTCGGAACCCATTTCGGCAGCAGCACATTGCGCTTATGCTCAATGCGATCCGCAATCAGCGGCAGGCTTCGCACCTGTTCCACATCGGTTTCCAGCGCATTAATCAGCAAGTGCATGCTTTCCGTGGTGCCAACGGCCAGGCTTTGCTTCAGCTTTTGTTCCATCGCAATGCGCTGGTTATGACGCTGCGCGGGAGAAAGAGACATTGATTAACCCTCCACAGGCTCAGACGGTTTGCCGATGGTCACGGCATTTTCATCAATGGCCGCATACAGCTCCGGCTCTTCAATCGCGTAGCCTTCATTGCGCAGATAGCTGTTTTCAAACTGTTTGCGATCATCTTCAAAGCGTGCTTTACGCTGGCGCGTATTGCGCTGGGTGTAGATGTGCAGGTTAGAAAGTGGTGTAACCACCATGCGTTTGCCCGGCATGAACGGCGGGATAATCGCCTTACGACCAGCAATGGTGTTACCCAGCAGCTGCGCCGCGATTTTCTCCGTTGGGCGGTCAGCAGCCTGGAACAGGCGGTACTGTTCAGCGGCCACCAGGTCAGCACCTACCAGCACCACCAGGCGCGGGTCATTGCGGAACTGTGCCGGAATTTTGGCGTTAATAAGATCAGAGGCCATCGCATCCAGCGATTTGTAATCACCCGCCTGATCAAGCACCACCGGATCGGTCATAATTTGCTTACCGTCCAGCATCGTTTTCATGATTTCATGCCAGCCAATGTTGACATCTTCACCATTTGGGTTGGCTTTAGGGTCTGTGGTTTTGGCGCGGTGTGTACCGTTAAAGCCGATACGTAGCATGTCCATCGCAAACGCCTGGGTGCTGAAGGTCTGCACCAGGTTGTAAAACTCGTTTTCTTCCTTCCCGGCGTTCGCCCAGACGGAAAGCAGATCCCAGCGCAGCGCCGCGCAGCTGTCTGTCTCAACCAGTGAGTAAGTATTGCCGTCAACCCCAACCTGGCGGACAAAACGGCCTGTTTCGCTGCGCCCGGTATGGAGTACGGACGCGCCCACGTTGACGACCTGGCCACTCAGCTGGTCAACGTCCAGCGTGGTGATCCAGTTCAGGAACTCCACGGACTCCAGCATGGCCAGACGCAGCGCGGTTTCCTGCGGGTCATTAAGGGAAAAATAACGACCAGGGTTTTGCGTGCCAAAATGCTGCGCCATCCCCGCCGTATAATTGTCCAGTAAATCCCGCGCACGGTTATTCAGTAACATAAGACTCCCTCGCAATTAAGCGATAATAAAAATGTTTTGCTTATTCGCGTTGCGGTTAATTACAGGTAATTAAATTTACCGGATTTGGCTGGTACCTGACGCAGTTTGCGCTGACCGCCTTTATTACCCAAGTCATTAAATCGGGTAACAATTTCTTTCGCATTGTCACGAATAGCGGCAAACTCCTCCGTGTCCACTACTTCGGTAATAGTGTCTACATCGTCCTGGACGGAATTAAGCTGGGTTTCAATTTTACCCACACGCGCTTCCAGATCGTTCACCGCACTCGCCAGCGCCTGCAATTTATCATCAGCAGGTGGATCGTCCTGCGAATTTTCATCTTCAAATTTCGGCTTGATACCAAACAACTTTTGCCAGTTTTTCATCTTCCCTTCCTGCGTAATTTTACCGTTACGGGAAATTACACAACTGTAATATCCCTGTTTATTTAATTTGCGCCGACTAAAGCGCAGCCGTGTTGTACCGACACTGGCCGGATGGTCTGTGACAGCCAGCCCCATCAGATAAGTTTTATTCCCACCGCGCCAGTTCAGTTCCGGCTCTACGGAGAAATACAGCAGCTGGCCTTCGTCGTTTGCGTAAATCAGGCGCTTGTTCGGGCACAGGCTGACATACAGCCGCGCCAGCCCGTCATCGCCGTCCTGCCACATGGCTTCCAGCACTTCGCCAAAGTTTCCGGCGTAGCGCTCATGTTCCGGCCAGATTAAGGCGGCGTAATGGTCAGGGTCATAGGTTTCCGCCATGTCGATAATCCATTGTCGCTCCATCACGCGTCCATCAACCGTATCGCCTTCAGTAGCAACACACAGCCAGCCAGTTTTTAAATGCGACACATATTTCCCCCTCTGTCGAATAACTGTTTCCCTTGCTGTGGATTTGATTATTGCTAATTAAACACATCCCCGCATTACACTTTATTCTGAACAGTTCGGTTATAAGCCTTTACCGAACAGCCCCGAATTAACGCCGCCGTTTTTTCATCAGCACCACGGCATAATTAAATCTATGGCTAAATACTCAGACGAATTAAAAGGCGTTGTCCGCGCACTTTACCTGCGCCGATACACGCCAAAGGAAATTGCATCAGAATTAAATCTGCCGAATGCGCGGATCGTTTACTACTGGGCGGAAAAATTCAAATGGGCTGATCTGCTCAGTTTCGAAAGCACAGAGGAGGCAATTGAACGCCGTTACCAGTTGTTAGCCGGACGCGACAATAAAACGGTTCTGGATTTAAAAGAAATGGATTTGCTTATTGCTCACGCCACAAAACTGCGTGCCCAGAGCAATAAACATAAAGAAAAGCTGGCCAGCAGCCAGGGGGAACGGCAGGCAGCTGCGCGAGGGGATAGCGAGGACGAACCCCGCAGCAAACGCAAGTACAAGAAAAACGATATCTCGTCACTGACTCAGGAGGATTTTGACACCTGGGCGGACGAGCATCTTTTCGAATATCAGAAACACCTGCGCCGCAACATCGGTCAGCTGGTCAGGAACATCCTGAAAAGCCGCCAGATCGGTGCAACCTGGTACTTTGCGTTTGAAGCGTTCGAAAATGCAGTAATGACGGGCGATCCGCAAATCTTCCTGTCCGCGTCCAAAGCTCAGGCGGAAGTGTTCCGGTCTTACATCGTCAATATTGCAGAGCAGTATTTTGGTATCACGCTGACCGGGAACCCGATACGCTTAAGCAACGGTGCAGAACTGCGCTTCCTGTCCACCAACAAAAACACCGCCCAGTCATACAGTGGCCATCTTTACTGTGACGAATATTTCTGGGTTCCAAACTTTGCAAAACTGAACGAGGTGGCCAGCGCGATGGCCACCCATGACAAATGGCGTACCACCTACTTTTCTACACCATCGGCCAAAACACACCAGGCGTACCCGTTCTGGACGGGTGAAGAGTGGAAACAGGGCAGCAAGAAACGCGCGGCCATTAAATTTCCGCAGTTTGATGAAATGCGGGACGGTGGCCGGCTCTGTCCGGATGGCCAGTGGCGCTATGTCATCACTATGGAAGATGCCATTGCGGGTGGCTTCAATCTGGCCAACATCGAGAAGCTGCGCAACCGCTACAACACCGCCACATTCGACATGCTTTACATGTGCGTGTTCGTGGACAGTAAGGATTCCGTTTTCAGCTTTTCCGACCTGGAAGCGTGCGGCGTGGAGGTGGACACCTGGCAGGATCACGACCCGGACGCAAAACGGCCGTTTGGAGACAGGCCAGTCTGGGGCGGCTTTGACCCGGCACGCAGCGGCGATTTGTCGTGTTTCGTAATTGTCGCCCCGCCGATGTTTGCCGTGGAAAAATTCCGCGTACTGAAAGTGATTTACTGGAAGGGCATGAACTTCCGCTACCAGGCAAAGCAGATCGAAAAGCTGTTCGGCCAGTACAACTTCACTTATCTGGGTGTGGACGTAACCGGGATCGGCCAGGGGGTTTTTGACAACATCCAGCACTTTGCAATGAAGGTTGTTGTGCCTATTCGCTACGACATGAACACCAAAAACCAGCTGGTACTGAAAGCCGCCGACGTGGTGGAAAGCCAGCGTATCGAGTGGGATAAAAACCTGAAGGAAATCCCCGCCAGCTTTATGTCAGTAAGGCGCACGACCACAAATAGCGGTAACGCCATGACCTTCGTTGCAGACCGCAGCCAGGACACTGGCCACGCAGAGGCATTCTGGGCAATTACCCACGCCCTGCATAACGAACCACTTAACTATGAAAACAAACCAAAATCCCGCTGGGGTGTAAGGAAACAGGCAGCATGAGCAAAAAGAAACGCTTTGTGAAACGCGGGCAGCGCGGCGACAAATCAAAAAAAATGAGCATTATCAGCTTCGGCAAGCCAGAACCGGTACTGACCACCGGAACCGATTACCGGGAAATCTGGTACGACAACGCCGCCGATCACTTCACCCAGCCGATTGACCGTCTGGCGCTCGCGCAGCTTATCAATCTGAACGGCCAGCACGGCGGGATTATCCACGCCCGTAAAAACATGGTTACGGCGGATTATCAGGGCGGCGGCCTGACGTTCGACGAGCTGGAGGCGGCGGTGTTTGATTATCTGACGTTCGGGGATATCGCTGTGGCCAAAATCCGCAATGGCTGGGGTGACGTGATCGGGCTTCAGCCTTTGCCGGGGCTTTACCTGCGCCGCCGCAAAGAGAAAGAAAACGCGGAGACGGTGCCAGGGGATTACGTGGTTTTACAGGAAGGTGAGCCGCTGGCGTTCCCGCCAGAAGATATCATTTTCATCAAGATGTACGACCCGCAGCAGCACATTTATGGTCTGCCGGATTACATCGGCGGCGTTCACTCTGCCCTGCTGAACAGTGAGGCGGTTATTTTCCGCCGTCGCTACTACCACAACGGCGCCCATACGGGTGGCATTCTCTATACCCGCGACCCCAGCATGACGGACGAAATGGAGGAAGAGATTGAACAACAGCTGCGGGACAGCAAGGGGATCGGCAACTTCTCCACCATCCTGGTGAACATCCCTGGCGGCGACGGTGACGCCATCAAGTTTATTGAGATGGGGGACATTTCGGCCAAAGATGAATTTGCGAGCGTGAAGAACATCAGCGCCCAGGACATTCTGAACGCGCACCGCTTCCCGGCCGGGCTTGCGGGTATCGTTCCGCAGAATACTGCCGGACTGGGCGACCCTGAAAAGGTTGAACGAACCTACAAAAAGAATGAAGTTTTGCCCATTCAGCGCCGCCTGGCGATGGCCATCAACAGCGATCCGGAAATCCCGCCCCATCTGCATCTGAATTTTGCAATGGAAACAACGGATAAGGGTGCAGCATGAGACAAAAAAGGCTAAAATCCAGGCATTATTTAACAGCCGGAGAATGGAATATGAGAGTCCTGAAGATTGAATGTCCGGAGTGCGGCTCAAAGGCTGTGATTCGCAAGACAAACCGGAAACACAGAAAGATTGCTGATATCTATTGCTCCTGTGCTGACGTGGAGTGTGGGCACACTTTTGTTATGAATTTGACGTTTTCCCACACCCTCAGCCCCAGCGCTAAAACGGGTGACGTTTTAGTGAAAACTCTGCTTCAAAACTTATCACCCGATCAGAAACAAATGGCGTTGGATTTATTGAAGTCCGCTCCCACCGCCTGAACCGCCCCCATTATGGGGGTGTTTTTTTTCATACAGATCAAGCTTCCTTCCCAGTTCCTGCGTCATTTCTCCCAGCCAGGCCAGAGCCACATCTTTTTCAGCCTCAGTACATTCTGCGGTAGCCATTAATTTTGCAACCAAAGCGATCCGTTGAAAGGCAACGGTTTCAAAAAATAAGTCCTGCACAGTATCCTCCCACGCAAACAACTGTATATAAATACAGTATACCTAAACACACGATTTGTGAAACGAAAATTCATTCAATGAAAAATTTACGTATTACATTTCACGTACTTAGAATCCATTACTGCCAGCCTGGCCATTGTTCGTTTTCCGGAGTGTTCCGCTTCTCCTGCAACCGACCTTCACGGTAAATCAGGGCTGAACGGCCGAATTTGAGCCCACCGCCCCGCTTCAGAATGTCGATTTCTTCATCCGTTCCGGCAAACCCTCGCTGGTTCAGTTCCAATTTTAACCGTCTCCGGGTACCTCCCTCCGTACAGTTATTGACAGAACTCCAAGGGGCGGCGCTGCCGCCAGAAAAACCCGCCTCCGCTGACGCTTCGGCCAACTTCGCAACCTTCTGCCACTTAACCAGACGGGTGCAAACTTCGGAATCAGGGATCAAAGGCGAATAGATACCCTGCACACGCTGAACATCTTCTGCGTACTCGTTACCCTGTTCAGTGATTTCATAGGCCAGACGTACAACCAGATCGCGACGTGCAACCAGTGCGCCACCCTGCAACTGGGTATAGGCCGCCCAGTCCCCGACATCAGCAGCCGCCAGCACCGCATCCATACGGCTGTCAGTCAGGCGCTGATCACCCAGGCGGCGCAACTCACGCCATACAGTCACAGGCGCACCACCAATTTGCTGAAACTGGCGAATCCGCCAGCGGGATGCCCAGGCCGATACGGATTTGGCCATATCGCGCAGGTTTTCCCCGGTTTCTTCATCCTGCTCGCCATCGAGCGCAAAGCCGTCGATATTTTTTGAGATGTACTTAGCGATATAACCCGTTGCCGAACCTTTAGCGGGATCGATAGGCTCAACGTGAAAACGCGCCTTAAGCGCGTTGGGTGTCTGGAGCTCTTCTGAATCGGCAATCCTGGCGTGATAGCAAAGAATATCGCGCACCGCCTCAACGTCATGCGGTTGCATAAACAGCAGCATATGCCAGTGCGGTGTCCCGTCGTGGTGTGGCTCCACCACGCGAAAACCAAAAACATGAATACCGGCACGGGAGATCGCCGCGCGTGCCTTTGCCCAGACGTTGCATAAATAACGCTGCGTGTCCCGTGGGCTTAATCCGTTCCACTGAGACACAAAGCCGCCTTTGCTGTGTACCGCGTGATAACGTGAAGGCGCAGTGATTGTGTAAAACTCGCCAGCCAGCCCCTGTTCATTGGCGATATCTTCAAACCCGCGCATACGCACCATCAGTTCACAGCGACGAATGGCCGGATTAGCAACGCTGCGGTGTACCATGCTGTCCAGCGCAATGCGGTTGCCCTCTTCGTCCATCAGATCAAACTTTTTGAAGAACTCCAGATTTCGTTTCTTCTGGTCTATCCATTCGCCCAGAGTTTTACGTGATACGTAGGCGCTGGCAGATTTTTGCACCTGGCCAACGGCGATGGCCAGATGTTCACGTTGCAGGTCACGGGCACGCTTCAGGCGCTGATACCACCATTCCGGTGCCATGAGACGCAAAATCCCGGACTCCGCCTTTCGGGTTTCCAAGTGGCCATCATTGGCTTCGTGCTCTGCCCAGTACGGCGGCTGATTGTTCAGCATGAGGGAAAGCGAGCAAAGATTGCGGTAAGCCTCCAGCGTGCGCTGGCGCATTTCCCTTTCGTCTTTGGGTTTACCCTTCAGCGTGTCGGTGAAGTCATAAAACATCTGAGCTATCCAGCCAGAGACCTGGCCTGACAGCTTTTTGAGATCGGTACGGTCAAGCGACGGCAAACGCTGCAATGATTTGCCAAAAGGGAGATCGAATACATCAGCGGCCAGCTGGTAACGCGCAGCCACTTTTCGCAGACGTGGCAATACATTCTCACCGATTGTTTTGCGCAAGAATGTATTGGCACGGCGGCGGCCGTCACGACCAGCAAACAGCTTTTCGTAACGGTTGCCAAAATACCCGGCTAGCCAGTCGGGTATCTCATGAAGGAACTGTGAGCGCCACTCGTAGTCCTGTTGGTTAACTGCCCACAAACGGCGCTCTGTGATTGTTGCATCCGCTGGCGTTCCTGGCGCAAAAGTATCACGCCGCCAGATATCGACGGCATGATGTTGGCCAGCAAGAGACAGATCAGTCACGATTAACCCACTTCTTCCAGGCATTAATCATGTAAGCAGCGACACACACCGCCACCAATACAGGCCAGACGAGGGAAGAGATAGCGACCAAAATAATGTCCACATCATCTGAAGTCTCCGCGTCCCGGCGCTCTTCCCAGGAAAAGAAGATGAAAGCCGCAAATACCGTCAGCGCATACAGCCCGGTCATGGGTTCAGTCATCATTTCGCCACTACCCCAGCGCTGGAAGCTGTGGAACCTGTTGATTTCAGGATTAACTCTGCGGCGGATTTCTGGCTTGCAGCTGCGGCACCAACACTGCGGGGCGCTTTGACTTTCATCACCTCAAACCCGGCATAAAGGTAATACACCATTTCCAGATCGCTGTTTGACGCAACAACACTCACGCCCTTTTCAGCAAGACGGCGCAGCTTTCTGGCCAGCCGCCCCTGATCAAGATGTGAAAAACCGCTTTCAGTGTATGAGGTGAAATTTCCTGATTCCGTCAGGTATGGCGGATCGCAATAGACCACATCCCCGGCACGAACCAGCGCAAGTGTTTCGGAGTAATGCGCGGTGATGAACGTTGCACGCTTTGCCTTTTCAGCAAATGCGCGGACTTCTTTAAGCGGGAAATAATTTTTTTTGTACTTCCCGAAAGGGACATTGAACTGGCCACGGCGGTTGTAACGGCAAAGCCCGTTAAAGCCGTGGCGGTTCAGGTACATGAAACGGGCAGCGGCTTCAACGCTTTCAGCCCCAAGTGCCTTTCCCGACAAATTGAACGCATCCCGGACGGCATAGTAAAAAATAGCGCGGCTCTCCTGTTCACCTAACGCCCCGGCAGAAAACAGGGCTTCAAGCTCCACAAGAAACGCGTCGGTATGGTAGGCCATCGCCTTATACAGATTGACTAAATCCGGGTTCAGGTCAGCGATCAAGTATTCGTCATAATCAGTATTCATCATGACGGCGCACGAACCCGCGAAAGGTTCCACCAGGCGTTTTCCTTCCGGCAGATGGCCACGCAGCTGCGGCATCAGGCGGACTTTGCTGCCCACCCATTTAAGGGGCGTTTTTACTGCCATGCTGCACCGCCTTTGCTGCAAATGGCCGCAGCCTCTTCACGGATCAGCTCTACGATTTCGGCAGCGCTTAGCCCTTCATTGGCGGCAAAGGTAGCCAGCTTATCCAGACGGGTGGAACACAGATCAGCTGCTGCAACCTTCCCCTCCTGCGTGGCTTTAATAAGCATCGCCATCAGGTCAATACCTGATTCTGTTGCGGGTAAATTCTGACGAGTCATTTGCATTTTGGTTTCCTCAGGGCAAAAGAATCCCCGGCCACCGCAGGGATGGCCAAAAAATTCAGGCAGTTAATTAGTGGAAAGAGACAGTAACGGGCGCGGCTGAGTAGCTCGGCGCGGGTATCTGGTGAAGCGCGTAGGTATTGCGCCACCACTCCTGGATCAGCGCTTTGACTTCTCCAGCGCCCAATGACCCGGCGATGTAATACATGGAACGAATACTGGCCAGCGCTTCAACCTGCTGGAACTGGCTTTCCGCTTCACGGTAAACACAGCACCAGTACGCAACATTTACAGCCAGCCAGTGGCGTTTGTTTGTCATGTGCTCGGTGTCGTTAAAGAAAAACGGATGTAAGGCCACACGGCCATTTTTAACGGTGCTTTTCTCCAGAAAGAGAATGGCGTAATTATGTGGAACACCCCACGCGGCCAGCTCCTGTCCCAGTTCTTTGGCATTTACAGAGATAATGGACATCAGTGATTCTCCTGCTGTTGCAACAATTGCATTTTGCTAACGAATTGAGGTGCCACAACCATCTGCACCCCGTTACTGCTGTAAATCGGATTAACCACCTTTGCCGGGCGATTGGCGGTGCGCCGGGAAAAATCGCTGTCACGCAAACTCCCGAACCCCTCAAACGTTAACCGGGCGCGGGAAATACCTTGTTTCAGTTGAATCATTTCCCGGTAGTTCAGGCGTGCATACAGCTCATGCCAGCAGCATTTACACAGGTGGGCTTTGAAAACGTCCGACCCGGAATTTACTGCGGCTGCATGTAAAACAACCCCTCGCCATTCAGGTGTTAATTTGTCCCACCATTCGGCGGCTTCGCTTTTTTCACTCCAGTATTTACGGCGCATATACTCCAGCCACTTCAGGCCGATCTCCTGCTGTTCTGAGCTAATGGCCATAACGCCCCCGGAACAATCCCATCAGGCGATGCCACCAACGGCGGCGCGGTTGATGCGCAGTAAATTTATGTACGTGGCCAGGATTCCAGCGTTGACCATTGGGCAGCTCAATCCATCCAGTGGAGCCGCTTGCCAGTTGCATGGCCGGAGATTCTTTTTTCAGGTAGGTAACGAACGCTTTCATGGTTATCCCTCACATCATGCCGCTGGCGCTGGTAGTCACGATATCGACGGCAGCAGCAAGAACCGGCGCAGACTGGAGGCGGCTTTCAACGGTGTAAGCCAGAACGGAAAGGGAACGGATGGCATCACGGGCACGATCAAGAATTTGCGTTCGGCGCGCGGCAGTCATGTGCTCAGTTGATACAGCTTCCCCAGCGATCGCGCCCACATTTGCAGTGGCGCTCAACGCGCAAAATTGCATGTTGGCTTCAGTGGCGTTATTGACCGGAACGGACGGAAGGCAGTTAATCTGCCCCAGCATCCCATCCAGCAAACGGGCATCTTCCGTGTAATCGGTGATAGCCAGCAGCTCGTCACAGGTCAGGCGGTGTGGTTGAATCGGGTTCAACTTATTGCGCAGGATCTGCGGACGCATACCAACGGCAGCGGCCACATCTTCCAGATTGTGCGACAGCGCAAACGCTCGGCAAGCTGCATCAAAATGTGCATGTTTGGAAGTTTGATAATCAAACATTGTTCCTACCCCATTCCATATACAGAATGATCATGATGAATGGACAAAACGAACTACTAACGGTCTGCATTCCATGCGTACCAATCTACATAAACGTGTTCTTTTGGTTTTTCCTTCGGCTTGATTTTCACTTTCCCCGAGTGAACCCAGTAACGCGCAGTACGTAATTTGATACCAACACGCTCACTGAAAGTTTTGATAGGTATCCAGCGGTTCTCTGTATAAGTTGCGGAGGTAGTTTTCATAAGGCAAAATCTCACTTTGAAGTAACCACCATTTGCAGATGGTGGCAGTGGTTAACAACGAACTACTATCATTCACAGATATGAACTACAAACGAACACCACGAATCCTATGTAGTCGTTTGTAGTTTGTCAACCATTAAGAACTACAAAGATGCAAAAATACAATATCAAAACAGGTGCTAGAGAGGCTGTTGCAAGGATCTGCGAGGTGTACGGTTTCACTTCCAGGCTTCAATTGGCTCAATACCTGGAAATGTCTCCAAGTGCTTTGGGTACAAGGATCATGCGTGATAACTTTCCTGCGGATCTTGTTTTGAGATGTGCGTTAGAAACAGGGGCATCAATCTACTGGCTTACGACTGGCGAGGGTGCCACCTTTGACCACCTGGCCAGCGACACGCTTAGAATCCCAGCCTTTAAAATTTCTAATAACGACTTCATTAGAGAATCGTCTTACATTTACGACAAAGCAGTTCTCCCGGACTACTCAGGAGAGCTACAAATAATCAAAGATGACAAAGTAACCTACTTTGTAGATATTTTTTCACATCAGGCTTCTGACGGTAAGTATTTGATTGAATACTCCGGCACAAAGAGCATCAAAGAACTGACGCTGCTTCCTGGCAACAAACTTCGTATTGATTGGGGCAAATACCCTGTGGATTGCGACATTTCAGATGTTGTGCTGCTTGGTAAAGTGGTTGCAACTTATTTGGTTAATGATTAATGACGGTAAGAAAGACACCAGAGGGAGATTGGCTTTGCGATTTGCGCCCGAACGGTGCGAAAGGGAAGCGCATACGCAAGAAGTTTGCGACGAAAGGAGAAGCCCTCGCTTATGAAAAGTACATATCAAACGAGCTTGAAGATAAACCGTGGCTAGGTGATAAGCAGGATAATAGGCGATTATCTGACCTTATTGAACAATGGCATGCGTTGTATGGCCGAACCCTATCGGACTCAGACCGGATGATGTCAAAATTGAAGGGAATCTGTGCTGGTATGGGCAACCCCGTTGCCTCAAGCATCACTGCTGCTGATTTCAGCGCTTACCGTGAAGGACGGCTCAAAGGGGAAATACCGGATGTAAACGGGCGCTGTATGCCAATCCAGCCGCAAACTGTTAATCATGAACAGAGAAACTTATCAGCCGTTTTTGGCACTCTGAAAAAACTAGGTCATTGGTCTCTACCAAATCCAGTTGCTGGAATCCCTACATTCAAAGTTGATGAAAAAATGGTTTCTTTTCTGTATCCCCAAGAAATCAAAATTCTTTTGGATCATCTTGCCGAATCTAATAGTTCAAGTGTTCTCATTATCTCAAAGATATGTCTTGCTACAGGGGCTAGATGGAGTGAGGCCGAAAATCTTGAAGGTTCACAGGTTACGCCCTATCGCATAACGTACAAAAATACCAAAAGTGGAAAAGTCCGCTCAGTTCCCATCTCTAAAGAACTCTATGAAGAAATACCAAAAAAACGCGGACGCTTGTTTACACCGTGTAGAAAAACCTTCGAACGGATTGTTGAAAAGGCAGGGATAGAGCTACCTGAAGGACAATGTACGCACGTACTACGCCATACCTTCGCCAGTCACTTTATGATGAACGGTGGAAACATACTCGTTTTGAAAGAAATCCTAGGCCACTCTGATATAAAAATGACCATGATTTATGCTCACTTTGCCCCAACCCATTTAGAGGATGCGGTGACAAAGAATCCGTTAGCAAACCTCCTAAAATGATCCACATTCTGTCCACGCAGAGTTTTTACCAATGCAAATCATTGTCAACCATTGCCATATATATGATTGATAAATAACGCAAATTGTTGTTTTCCCAATAGTACATTAAGAATGTAGGAATTTCGGACGCGGGTTCAACTCCCGCCAGCTCCACCACTTTTGATAGGACTGCAACCGGACAGCGGCAATAAAAACAGCCACTTAAGGACACTGACCAGACAGTGCGCAGACCGAGAAAAGACAAAAATATACACGTGAAGTGCACGTGCACTTTAAAAGAACCCCAGATCTCACGGTCTGGGGTTTTTCTATTTGTAACTAAAGGTAACAAAAACACATCCCCCTTTCGCGCTCCGCTCACCTTGACACTATTTATTTTTACAGTAAAAATACTGTATACAATCACAGTAATTTTCCGGGGTGCTTTTATGTTCGTTGAACTGGTTTATGACAAGCGTAATGTCGAGGGGCTACCGGGCGCAAGAAACATCATTCTTAACGAGCTGACAAAGCGCGTACACCGGATCTTCCCCGACGCCGACGTGAGAGTTAAGCCAATGCAGGCTAACGCATTAAACAGCGACAGCACAAAGACCGAAAAAGAACGACTTAACCGTATGCTGGAAGAGATGTTTGAAGAAGCCGATATGTGGCTGGTGAACGAATGATGAGCATGGACAACATGATTATTGCCGGGGTAAGAATATATTTCCCGCCTGGCACCGCTCTCCCTGTTCCAACGCCTGAACTCAGGACATTTGCCATCGTCAGCAAAGACCAGACTGGACATCTGGTGCTTGAGTACAAAAACAGGCAGTGGGTTCCTGTACTGACCCGGCTTTTTGATGATTCAGCACATGCTATTTCAGCTATAACAAGCCTGAGCAAAAAGACGTGGCATTAATACTTAAAACACATTGATCCGTCATGCCGGGCAGATACAATCCGCGGCGGCTGGCAACCATTCTATATTCGCACGCCAGCTGTCTGCACCATGCTCTTCCATGCGACGTGGTTGCTGCTCTATTAATTCTACTGATGAGAATCTTGCTGTAGATCGCATACGACCTTGCCGCTCTCACCACTTTCACAGCCTTCCTGTTACGCCATATAAAGCAACTCGATTGGGAATTTCCAGTTACTGACGCAAATACGGAACATACAATCACATACACATCTTTACATTTGGTGGTTTTCATGAATACTACTAAATGATTATGTTAACACGATGAAATTCAACGGATGAAATATGAATATATTTGAACAAACTCCACCAAACCGCAGGCGTTATGGCCTGGCTGCATTTATTGGGTTAATCGCTGGTATCGTATCAGCATTTGTTAAATGGGGCGCTGAAGTACCTTTGCCACCCCGCAGTCCGACTGATATGTTCACTGCTGCATGCGGGCCGGAATCATTAATCAGGGCTGCCGGGCAAATTGACTGTTCCCGCAATTTCCTGAATCCCCCTTATATTTTCCTTCGTGACTGGATGGGGCTTACTGATCCTAACGCTGCCGTCTACACCTTTGCCGGGCATGTGTTTAACTGGGTTGGTGTAACACATATCATCTTTTCGATTGTCTTCGCAGTGGGTTACTGTGTTGTTGCTGAAGTTTTCCCCAAAATTAAGCTCTGGCAGGGTTTGCTGGCTGGTGCGCTGGCACAGCTTTTCGTCCATATGATTTCCTTCCCTCTCATGGGGCTGACTCCACCTTTGGTTGACCTTCCATGGTATGAGAATGTATCCGAAATTTTTGGACATTTAATCTGGTTCTGGTCCATCGAAATTATCCGTCGGGATCTGCGTAACAGGATTACTCATCAACCGGACCCGGAGATCCCTTTGGGAACAAGCCGGTGA